CGGGGCGAAGGGGATATGCCGCGCCGGCTTCCCCGGTCAAGGACCGTTCGTGAGGCAAGTCCCCTCTCCCCGCTTGCGGGGAGAGGGTTGGGGTGAGGGGCCGGGATAGCTGCTTTCTCCAGGAAAATTAATTGGTTGTACTGCGCATGTGAATCACTTTGCGGAGTGCCGCACCCGCCTTGTGAAAACCTTGAATCGGTTTTCCAGCAAAGCGCGGCAAGGGATTCAAAAGACTCGCTGATCGGCCCGGCCTTCCTCCTCGGAAAGCCGGCGGTTTTGGCGGCGTGCGGTCTGATGGCTCGGATTTCGATAATAATCTGAAAGGCTTAACAATGGCTGACTTCGGAAACGACGGCGGGCTTTGGACGGCCCGGCTGATCGGCGCGTCCGCGGGCGCGGCCGTTTCGCTTATCTATCTCCTGCCCAAGAGCCGCCGCGAGGCGGCGTGCCGGTTCTTCACCGGGCTTGCCTGCGGCCTCGTCTTCGGCGGGCCCACCGGGCTGTGGATCGCCGTGCGGCTCGGCATTGCCGGCTATCTCGGGCCGGTGGAGGTGCTGCTGACCGGCTCGGCGGCGGCCAGCCTTTCGGCCTGGTGGGGGCTGGGCGTGCTGGCGCGGCTGGCGGAGCGGATGCGGCGTTAGCGAGCCGCGAACAGCGAGTAGGGAATTTGGAATAGCGAATGGAGGCCGGTGTGGGCCGGGAATTCATTTTCCCGCGCGCTGTTCCCAATTCGCCATTCGCCCCCCTTCACATCATCGGAGACGACCATGATCACCGACGACCTGCCGGTCTGGCGGACGAAGAAATATGCCGATCTGACGCTTGCCGGCGTTTCCGGCGACGGGGTGTTTTCCGGCTATGCGAGCCTCTTCGGCGAGGTGGACCTCAGCAAGGATGCGATCGCGCCGGGTGCCTTTGCCCGTTCGCTGGAAAAGCGCGGGCCATCGGGCGTGCGCATGCTGTTCCAGCACGATCCGGCCGAACCGCTCGGGCGCTGGCGGACGATCCGCGAGGACGGGCGCGGGCTCTATGTCGAGGGCGTGCTTTCGCCCGGCGTGGCGCGGGCTCGCGAGGTGCTGAACCTCATGAAGTCCGGCGCGCTCGACGGGCTTTCCATCGGTTTCCAGACCGTGCGCTCGAAGACCGACCGGGCGAGCGGGGTGCGCCGCATCCTGGAGGCCGACCTCTGGGAGATCTCGATCGTCACCTTTCCCATGCTGCCCTCGGCGCGGGTGTCGAACGTGAAGAACGCGCGGTGGTTCCGCGACCGGGAGACCGAGCTGGTGCGCATCATGCGCCGGGCGGCCCGGATGATGAAACGCTAGGCGTTTGTTTTACCGCAGTGTCCGACGCCGAAGCGGTTTCGCGTCGGCTGGAAATTCCAACCCGAAAGGAAGACAGCATGGAGACCCAGAAGACCGCGCCGGAAATCAAGGCCGTGCCGGAAACGATGACCGCCGCCTTCGACGACTTCATGGAGGCCTTCGAGGCCTTCAAGGCGACGAACGACCGCCGGCTCGGCGAGATCGAGCAGAAACTGACCGCCGACGTGGTGACGCGCGACAAGGTGGATCGCATCAACCGCGCGATGGACGAGCACAAGCGCGTCATCGACCAGCTGGCGCTGAAGAAGGCGCGCCCGGCGCTCGGCGGCGAGGGCAGCCTGGAGGCGAGCGAGCACAAGGCGGCCTTTTCCGCCTATATGCGGCGCGGCGACGAGAGCGCGCTCAGGGCGCTGGAGGGCAAGGCCATGTCGGTCGGCTCGGCGGCGGACGGCGGGTATCTCGTGCCACCGGAGACCGACACGGAGATCGGCCGCCGGCTTTCCGCCGTCTCGCCGGTCCGGTCGCTCGCGACCGTGCGCCAGGTCTCCGGCACGGTACTGAAGAAGCCGTTCGCGACGGGCGGCATGGCGGCGGGCTGGGTGGCGGAAACCGCCGCGCGGCCGCAGACGGGCAATGCGCAGCTTGCCGAACTCTCCTTCCCGACCATGGAGCTCTACGCCATGCCGGCGGCGACCGCCGCGCTGCTCGACGATGCGGCGGTGGACGTCGAGGGGTGGATCGCCTCGGAGATCGACATGGTCTTCGCCGAGCAGGAGGGCACCGCCTTCGTTTCCGGCGACGGCACCAACAAGCCGAAGGGGTTCCTCGGCTACACGGCTGTCGCCGACGCGGGCTGGAGCTGGGGCAATATCGGCTATATCGCGACGGGCGCGGCCGGGGCCTTCAAGGCCTCGAATCCCTCCGACACGCTGTTCGACACGGTCTATTCGCTGAAGGCGGGGCACCGGCAGAACGGCACCTTCGTAATGAACCGCAAGACGCAGGGCCAGATCCGCAAGTTCAAGGATGCGGACGGCAACTATCTCTGGCGTCCGCCGGCTTCGGCGGGGCAGGCGGCCTCGCTGCTCGGCTTTGCCATCGCCGAGGCCGAGGACATGCCTGACATCGCGGCCGACAGCCTCTCCATCGCCTTCGGCGACTTCCGCGCCGGTTACCTCGTCGTCGACCGCACCGGTGTGCGCGTGCTGCGCGATCCCTACTCGGCCAAGCCCTATGTGCTGTTCTACACGACCAAGCGCGTCGGCGGCGGGGTGCAGAATTTCGAGGCGATCAAGCTGGTGAAGTTCGCGGCGAGCTGACGTTCTCCTCTCTCCTCGCTTGCGGGAGAGGGTCGGGGTGAGGGGCGATCGCACGAACCGATGCCGCGGTGCGGCCGCCCCTTATCCGCCTGCCGGCACCTTCTCCCCGCAGGCGGGGCGAAGGGCGGTGCCGCACTGTTTTCCTCTTTCTCGCACCGGCGGGCGTTTCCTGCTGCCGGTGCCGGCGGGCGCGGTTTCCTCCCGGCCGCGCCCGCATCCCTTTCTCCATCGCGAAGGACGATCATGACCATTGCCGAACTGCTGCCGCCGGCCGTGGAGCCGGTGACGCTGGCCGAGGCGAAGGCGCATCTGCGCCTCGACGCGGCCGACGAGGATGCGCTCGTATCCACGCTGATCCGCGCGGCACGCGAATATCTGGAGGCCACGACGGGGCTTTGCCTGATTGCGCGACCCTTGCGGCTCTATCTCGACGACTGGCCCGAGACGCGGGTGATTCAGATTGCCAGAGGGCCGGTGCAAACCATTGAGATGGTGACGGTTTATGATGCGACCGGGCTGCCGGTCGCTGCCGATGTGACCGGCTACCGGCTCGACGGCGCGGCGCGCCCGGCGCGGCTGCTACTGCCGGCGCGCCCGGATACGGACCGCGCGCTCAACGGCATCGAGATCGATTTCACCGCCGGCTTTGGCGAAAGCGGCGCGAACGTACCGGACGGGCTGAAGCGGGCGCTGCTCATGCATGTGGCGGCGATGTTCGAGCTGCGCGGCGTGCTTTCGCCGGTGGACCAGCCGGGCACGGTGCCGGCGGGTTACGACCGGCTGGTGGCGCCCTACCGGCTGCGGAGGCTGTGATGGCGAAGGTAAGGATCATCGATCCCGGCGCGCTCTCGGCGCGGCTGACGCTGGAGGGGCCGGTCGAGACGCCGGACGGGCAGGGCGGCGCCGAACGCGGCTTTGCGGCGCTGGCGACGCTCTGGGCGGCGATCGAGCCGGTGGCGGCACGGGCGGACGAGGCGGCGGGCACGCTGCCGGTGACGGTGACGCACCGCATCTGGCTGCGGCACCGGGGCGACCTTGCCGGCGGCATGCGGCTGCGGAAGGGGGCGCGGATCTTCGCCATCCATGCGTTCCGCGATCCGGACGAGACGGGGCGTTACATGCTCTGCGACTGCGAGGAGATCCGGCCATGAGCGCGGCATCGGCCCTGCAGAGGGCGATCTTCGCCAGGCTCTCCGGCGATGCGGCGCTGACGGCGCTGGTCGGGGCGAACGGCATCACCGACCGCAGGCCCGACGGGCCGGCGACGCCGCTCCTTGTCATCGCGGGCATCGACAGCACCGACCATTCGACGGCGAGCGAGGCGGGCGAGGAACATATCGTGACGCTGGAGGCCTGGTCCGAGGCGGCGGGGCACCGGCAGGCGCAGGCGATTGCCGCGGCGGTGCGCGCGGCGCTCGACGACGCGGCGCTGGTCATCGCCGGGCACCATCTCGTCCTGCTCTTCCACCGCGATACGCGGCTGCGCCGTGACGGCAAGTCCCGCTTCCACCGCGCGGAAATGCGCTTCCGGGCGGTGACGGAGCCGCATGCCTGACACCTCATTTTCGGAAAGGACCTTGCCATGGTGGCACAGAAGGGGCGCGAGCTCCTCATCAAGATCGACAACGGGGCGGGTTTCGTCACCGTTGCGGGGCTGCGCTCGAAGCGGCTGTCGTTCAATGCGCAGCTTGTCGATGTGACGGATGCGGAATCGGCGGGGCGCTGGCGCGAACTGCTGGGTGGGGCGGGCGTGCAGCGCGCGGCCCTGTCCGGCGCCGGTATCTTCAAGGACCAGGCTTCGGACGCGCTGGTGCGCGCGCTGTTCTTTGCCGGCACGATCGTCGCCTGGCAGATCGTGATCCCGGATTTCGGCACGGTCGCGGGGCCGTTCCAGATCGCCGCGCTGGACTATTCCGGCGCGCATGACGGCGAAGTGGTCTTCGAGATCGCGCTGGAATCGGCCGGGCTCCTCACCTTCGGGGCGCTCTGATGGGCGCGCGGGCGAACCGGCACCGCGGCGAGATCGAGGCCGTCTTCGACGGCGAGCGGCGCGTGCTGTGCCTGACGCTCGGTGCGCTGGCGGAGCTGGAGACGGCCTTTGCCGCCGACAGCCTAATGGGGCTGGCGGAACGCTTCTCCTCCGGGCGGCTGAAGGCCGACGATCTCATCCGCATTCTTGGCGCGGGGCTGCGGGGTGGGGGCAATCTCTATTCTGACGAGGAGGTTTCCGCGATGGCGGTGGCGGACGGGCTCTCCGGTTTTGCGCGCATCGCGGCGGAACTGCTGCAGGCGACATTCGGGCCGGGCGTGGAGGCACGGCCGGAAAACCCTCCGGGGCCGCATCCGGGCTGAACGGCGAGAGGGCGGCCTTTCCCTGGGAGGCGGTGCTCCATGCTGGGCTCTGCCGGATGCGGCTTTCTGCAAAGGATTTCTGGGCGATGACGCCGCGCGAGCTGGCCTTCGCGCTCGGCGTGCTGCGGCCTGTGCCGTCGGCGCCCGGACGCAATGCGCTAGCCGCGCTGATGCGCGCCTTTCCCGACCACAAGGAGTGAACCATGGCGGATGCGGATGACAGACCTCTTTCCGGCACGCTGGACGATGCCGGACAGCTTTCGGCGGTCTTCGACGATCTGGAGGCGCGTTCACGCTCCTTCGGCTCGGCGCTGACCAATGCGCTGAAGGGTGCGGTCGTCGACGGCAAGGGGCTGGAGGGCGTGCTGCGCGGGTTGGCGCTGCGCATGAGCGACATTGCGCTTTCGGTGGGGCTGAAGCCGCTGGAAGGGTTTTTGTCGTCGGGTCTTTCCGGGCTGCTTGGCGGCGCCACGCCTTTCGCCAAGGGTGGGGTCGTCGCCTCGCCGACCTATTTCGGAACGGGCGGCGGGCTCGGATTGATGGGCGAGGCGGGGGCGGAGGCGATCCTGCCCTTGAAGTGCGGGCCGGACGGGGCGCTGGGCGTCGCCAGCGATGGCGGCGGGGCGCGCATCGTCTTCAACGTGACGGCGCAGGATGCGGCGAGTTTCCGCAAATCCGAGGGGCAGATCTCGGCCATGCTGACACGCGCCGTGGGGCGCGGGCAGCGCAGTTTGTGAGGGCGAGGGGCTAGGGAATTTACGGAGAGAAGGCATGGCGGGGTTTCATGAGGTGCGGTTTCCGCTGCGTGTCGCGCTCGGCACCAGCGGCGGGCCGGTGCGGCGGACGGATATCGTCAGCCTTTCCAACGGGCGGGAGAACCGCAACCGCCGCTGGCACGATGCGCGGCGGCGTTATGATGCGGGTTCGGGCGTGCGCTCGGTCGCGGATCTCTATGCTGTGCTCGCCTTCTTCGAGGCACGGGCGGGACAGTTCAACGGTTTCCGTTTCCATGACCCGGTGGACCACAAATCCTGTGCGCCGGGCGGGACGGCGAGCGCCATGGACCAGCAGATCGGCACGGGGGACGGCGCGACGGCGGCCTTCCAGCTCGTCAAGCGCTATGCGGATGCCGGCGGGGAGACGGTGCGGACCATCGACAAGCCGGTCATGGGCACGGTGGTCGTCTCCGTGGCGGGCAGCCTGCGGCCGGCGGCGGACTATACGGTGAACCACGCGACGGGTGTCGTCACCTTCAAGCCGGGCAAGATACCGGCCTCGGGCGCCATCCGGGCCGGCTACGCGTTCGACGTGCCGGTGCGTTTCGACACGGACCGCATCGATATCGACCTCGCGCAGTTCGACGCGGGGCGCATCCCGTCGATTCCGCTGGTGGAGATAAGGCCATGAGGACGATCCCGGACGGGTTGCAGGCGCATCTCGACGGTGAGGCGACGACGCTTTGTCATGCCTGGCGGGTGACGCGGCGCGACGGCGTGGTGATGGGCTTTACCGATCATGACCGCGACCTCTCCTTCGGCGGGCTTTCCTATCTCGCTGCAAGCGGCTTCGAGGCGAGCGAGGCGGAGGACGGCAACGGGCTTTCGGCCGAGGGCGGCGATCTCTCGGGCGGCTTTTCGGCGGAGGCGATCCGCGCCGAGGACCTTTCGGCGGGACGTTATGACGGGGCGAAGGTCGAGGTCTATATGGTCAACTGGCAGGACCCGGCCCAAAGGCTGCTGTTGCGTACCGCCGAACTCGGCGAGGTGCGGCGCGAGGGCGGGCTTTTTCGTGCGGAGCTGCGGCGGCTGACGCACCGGCTGGACCAGGTGAGCGGGCGCATCTACGGGCATCGCTGCGACGCGGTGCTGGGTGACGGCCGGTGCTGTGTGAACGTGGCGGCGCCGGCCTTCCGGGCGACGGCGACAGTGGGCACGGTGCTCGACGACATGCGGCTGCGGGTGAGCGGGCTGTCCGGCTTTGCCGAGCGGTTCTTCCGCTACGGCGTGCTCACCTTCACGAGCGGCGCTGCGGCGGGGCTGACGGCGGATATCGAGGACCAGCGCAAGGTTTCGGGCGGTGACGAACTGACCTTCTGGTTACCGG